ATACGCCAGACCTTCTCAATCTGTTGCTTCTTCCAGCGTTCTACCTGGAACCTAGTGAACTTCACAGCAACAAAGTTACCCGTAACAGGGTAGTAGTGAGCGCAATAGATGTTGTCGTATGGGACATCGTAGAGCATGTGAATCGCCCATGCGTATCCCTTTAGTTGGTTATCATCCATGAGGGTCTTCTTCTTCTTTTCCCTCTTGGATGTCTTGTAGTCGATAACGAGGTATCCACCATCGGTGCCTTTAATAACTCTGTCGATCACACCGACAAAGCTGATGTCATTCTTTTCGTCTAGAGGGATGTTGACAGACTGCTCTGTTGAGAGTGTCTCGCCCATACGCTGATTCCAAACTAGGAAGTTTTCGAGACAGGTTTTCATCCTCTCATTCTCCCTGAACGGGACTTTGTAGGACTCACGCTCTTGCTCTGCGATTCTAAGTAAAGATTTTAGATCGGTCTCCTTGTAACCAAGCTCAAAGATTTTGTGTATAAAGGATCCGAAGTTCAAAGCGTCTTCATTCTTCGCACCGAATCCCGGTAACCTTTCTATATATCTCAGCTTGTATTTCCATAGGCATTGGTCTATGATGTCACTGCGAGATGCACTAATATTATTTATAAACATGGCTAATAGTTCTTACATTAGAAAATACTGCTTGAGCAAGTTCCAGTCTAATTATAGACTTGCAAGTGATGATGTCGAACTAGTAGTTCCGTCATTGTTTATAAATAATGACTACAAGAGGCACATGTCCATTAACCTGGATACAGGACTTTGGAGATGCTTTAAAAGTGGCGAGACTGGTAACTTTGTAAAACTCTATGCTCTGCTGGAGAAGTGCTCGTTCCAAGAGGCATACGAAAAGTTTGTCTATGAAGACTTCTTGGAGGGAAGAGATTCTCGTTACCGTAAACCTACGGATGTAATTGATCCTCACAAGATTAAGACAAGTCTAGACGAGGCAGAGCATTTTGAAGAGGTTGAGACTCACCCCCTAATAGAGGACCGTATGCTCCAGGGCTTTCGATTTATGATGGCGAAGGGAGGTAAGTATAAGGGTCGCCTAATCATACCATTCATCAATACCCGCAATAAGCTGTTCTACTTTCAAGGTCGCGCTCTGAACGGTGAGATGCCTAAGTATCTCAACTGCAAAGATCTGAAAAGCTCACAGGTTCTATACCCATTCGATTACTCCTCGCGTGAGCCTCTATACGTCACTGAGGGCGTCTTTGATTGCCTTAGCCTTCAGACAGTAGGGTTGAACGCAACGACGACTCTAAGCTGCTTTACGAGCCGTGAGCAGATGCTCCAACTCAGCCAGTATCAAGGGCCTCTTGTGTGTGCCTACGATAGTGATGAGGCTGGTATTTCTGGTCGTAAGAAGTTTATGAGTTTGGCGCATTGGGTTAGGAGAGATGATCTGCTAACCGTCGTTCCTCCCGAGCCCTACAAGGACTGGAACGAGATGCTCATCAAGGGTGGCCCCGACTTTCTAAAGAACGAGGCCAAGAAAACTCAAAGGCTAGATCAACTAAATCTAGAGTTGCTAGCGTATGATAAAGGCCATATCATTTGATATGACTGTCTGATTCAGAGCATTGAACTTAAGGCGAGCGATGTAGGTTCCCGTCATAGAGCCTAAGTCACCACTTAAAAGCTTTGCGTGAGTCTTAAGCTGCTCAGTGTCGAACGTGAAAATGACAGTATTCTCAGAAGTAACATCCATCAAGGCCGATGTGTCCGAGAACCCTGAGACCTCGACCCTGGCTTCCAAGTTACGATCCACGTTCTTTTTAATAATTTCAAGCTGGGGATCCGTGATCAGGGATTGCTTGAACAAGTTGACGATGCTACGATCAATGTTGGCATTCTCAATTGTAAACTCGTTAGTGAACTTAAGATCAGTCTTAGACCCTAAGACCAAGTAATTGTTCTCCAGACGGGTAGAAACTCTAAAGAGTAAGGGCTCTGTGACGCCAAAGAACCTATCCTCAGTGAGCGTAAACTCGTTGATGATAGTATCTAAGTAAGAGCCATCAACTCTCTTAACTGTCCAGACATCTATGTAGTCTCCCGTTTTATCCACACGGTTGGAGATTTCAGTTTCTCCTGAGAGATTGAATACACCTGAGGGTAAGGTGGTGTTGTTTAGGAGAACACACGCATACTTTCCAGTATCCAGCTTGTAAATGCCAGAGGAGTCTTGATTGGCGTTGTAGTTAGCCGGATCGAAGGCAGCGGTGTTGGAAGTGTTAGCGTCGCTTGTGGAAAAGTGCATTAACACGCTACCAGATGCGTCTGGCTTAATTTGACCATCAGAAGTGATCACCGAGCTAGGGAACTGATTGTCCGAAGCTGCGAAGATAGAAACTCCACTAATGGAAAAGGGGTCGGTGTATTGACCGTCGTTTATAAAATACATTATAAGCGCAGTAGGGCCTAACACCGTGGGGCGTTCGTGTCGGGTATTTACCTGATTGTTATTAATTTTCATAGCGTTTTTCTAACCTCTCCATCTCCTCTGAGTAAAACTTTAAGAAGGTCATTCTCTCCTTCTTAGTCATAGTTTTAACATCAGCGTAGGAAAAACTAAGTTTGCTTACTAATATGTAGGCTTGCTGTAGTAGATCTTCTGAGGTTAAAGTTTCTGTTAGCTCACTGAAAAAAAATCAGAATCTATCGGTACTGCAAGCGTTTCCTTATGCTCACATTTCCCGCACTTAAATACAAATCTGGGGTCAATACCATAATGGGTATTGTTGACTTCTTTGTATATCTTCTTAACGTCAGCAATCTCCATCATATCAATAGCCTTGGATATAAACACAGGATCAGTATTACCATTCAGAGAAACAACAAATCTGTAAAGATTCTTGTATATTGTCTCCATATCCCCAAGATACTTTTCCTCTCTATTTCTAGGGAGTCTTATAACGATATCTACGCCTAGCTTAGGAAGTTTTACTTTACGAGGCTCTTCAAAGTCATCAGGAATCTGAGTCATATTAAGTTGTTTAGATAACTTAATTTTAGATCTGGATTCGTGATTACAGTTCCTACACACCACAGAGAATTCGTAGTCATCCCCATAGGAAGCTTCCCTAAGTTTCATTAAGAGGTAGTTCTTATCCATGAGAAGTATTTCGCTCACGTCTATACCGTCAACGGTCTTCTCCAGTAGTTCCGTAACTATATCCTTTTGAATACCCTTACCCGAAAGTATTAGTTGCTCGTCTAAGAACTTTAGTGGGGATATCTTAATCTCCTCAAAGTCCGTGTAAAACTTACCTTTTGAGGGCAAGTCCACAATAATTAACCTATTATCCTTTACGTCTTTAAAAAGTTCTCGTAATGCTACATCTCTTTCCCCAGAAATATCAGCAGTTATTTTTCTAGCTTCAGTCATATTATTACCTATAATGATTCAATAAACTATTATAGTATATGAAGATAGTTGTAGGTAATTTAACTAGCTCATTAGAAACCGATAATCCAGACATACTGAAAGCGTTAAGTAAAAAGTATGCTTTCGCAGTCCCAGGATATCAGTATTCCACAGCTTACAGAAGAAGGCAGTGGGATGGTAAAAAGAGATACTTTGGGTCCAATGGTAAGTTTAGGACGGGGTTATTGAATAGAATACTAAAAGACCTCGATAGTATCGGAGCTAAGAATATCGAATGGGAAAACAAACCTCAGGAGTTAGAGCCGACTATTCCTTCCGTAGAGAACTTTGAATACCGAGATTATCAAAAGAAGGCTATCTATCAATGTTTACGAAAGCAAAGAGCTATTGTAGACAGCCCTACCGGATCAGGTAAGACTCTGATTATGGCTGGGTGTATCGCCGCATTACAGCAAGATAAAGACATTACAGCGGTTATCCTGTTCCGTGAGAAGGGTATCCTCAACCAAACCTACGAGTTTTTTAAAAAGTGTGGCATTCGAGATCTAGGATACAATTCTGGTGAGGGATTCATTTCTGGTAAGGTTATGTTATCCACAGTTCAAAGTATTGAGCGTATAATTGACACGCACCTGCAAGAGGCAGAACTTTTCATGGTTGACGAAGCTCACCAGTTCTGCAAGGGAGACACAACCATAGCGGCCATTGAGAGCTTCCCTAACGCCTCCTACAGGCTCGCTTT